CGTGCCCGTGAGCGTTGCTGCGTAAATCTCGCGCTGCGTCCCACCAGACGTTACCTTTTCCTTGACCCTGATCTTGTACTGATCGCCAGCGGCCATGTTGCCGGTGTCGATGAACACCTGATACACGCCGTCGTCCGTGATCGAGGCCGGAGTGGTGCTGTTGTTCGGCAACGAGTATTCCGTCGAACTGATCGTGTTGCTGTTGGTGTAGGCTTCGCTGATCGCCATTTCATCCGCCTAGTAAGTAGACCGCTGCGTTGTAAGCATCAAGCGTAGTACTTGACTGCGCCCTCATGTAGATATTCGATCCTGCCGGAATGTCCCACTCCACGCCCGCAGTGAGCGGAGGATTGCCTACATACTCGCCCGTGTCCGTGCAAAAATTCGCGTCTTGGATGATGACATCCTTGTTCGACGCATCTCCTACCGCAACGTCAACGTGAATCGCCGCCAAGTTCCACGTCGTATCTGCGGTGTTGACCTGCATCCCGAACTGCACCCACCACGTTCTGTTCGTCGTGGTGCCAATCGAGGTCCATGCGCCTTCGCTGGTAGTACCCGGCGTGATGGCAGTACCGCCCGGCAAGCTGATCCCGAGCGCCTCTACAAATGACCCCTTGCGGATAAGCTGTGGGTTCGCAGGGCGCTCGAAAAACACTGCGCCGACGCGAATAGCGGTAGTCACAGAGCCTTGTGCTCTTGCAGCTACGGTCGCACCAGCCGGGATGAACAACGGGAAGTAATACCAGTTCCCGCCGCCATTGCGCGTATAAGCCGAAGAACCGCCGCAGATCAGGTCGGGGATTGTTACTGTGTACGACGTGCCGCCTGCAAGGTCGATCCCTATATCAATGACCGTGTTGCGCGATGCGGTCGAGGCAAAGTTCGTGTTGATGTTGATGAGGATGCCAAAGGCGTCGTCTGTGAGCGCGCTACCGAGCGCGGCATACGACCCCTTGCTCCCAACGGCAGGCGTGACCGAAGTGCCGTTCGCCGTGTTGGGCCGAGTCGTTCCCCACGACGGCTCTGTGAGGCAGAAAGTGTTCGCGCCGGTAGGGACGTGGAGCATTACCACCTACTCACAGTTAATGGGTTGGTCTGAGGTTCCATGCCACCGAATCCAGCGGATTCGTGCAGGGCGGTGAGTCCTCCTCCACCTCCGCCACCGCTAGCATACGGATTGCCGTTACCGAACTGGTTCATGATGTACGCCGTCAGGGAGGACGCACTTCCGAAGCCTCGGGTCACGCTGACATCGGTGCACATCTCCTTCTTGATCCGCGCCTCGTTCGGCCACGGCCAGAGCGATTCTCCGGTGTCGGCGTTGTAGTCTGTTTCCCCGTACAGCGTCCCGGAGACTCCGATCTTGTTCCTGATGTTCGCCCCGCGCTGGCCGAACGTCCCGCCGCTTGCAAGAGTAGAGCCGGTTTCGATGCGGGCTGGATAGAGCAGGCCGTTCGAGTAGACCGCGATCACTGTCGTCCCGGCGTTGTCCCCATTGTTGTAGCCCACGCAGTTGCTTCCAGACCCTGAGTTGAAGGCGTCTCCTGTGAAGTCAGCGATGATGCAGTCGTCAATGTCAGTCGATCCACCGAAGATGCCGAAGCCGCTCTGACTGCCGTCGATCAGCGTCAAGCGGCGGTAGATGATGCTCGTGCCCTTCAGTTGCGAGATGCCCCACGTTCCGCCGACCGAGGCACAGTCCACCCATGAGCAGTTCGTGGCGGCAGAGCCTACGCCCTCGTTCGCCCCGAAGTATCCGATCCTCTCCGGGTCGATCAAGATGCAGCCCCTGAAGTGCTTGTTGTCATTCGGCGTCGAGGTCGTCCCATTCATGACGTTGTAGTAATTCGACACATACTCGGCTGCTGGAGTCGTGGGGTCTATGGCAATGTGATTCTGTACCTCCACCCTCCGCGAGTCATACAGCGTCACGTTCGCCATCGGCTCGCCGACATCAGCATCTGATCCATCGAAGCGTGTCACGCAGCGACGCACAATGATGTCCTCGGCGTTGTAGACGAGGATTTTGTATCGCCCTCCGTAACCATGAACCCAGCAATCCTCCAACAGCATGAACGTAGCGCCCGGTGTGGAATCGCTAGTCCCGATCACCACAGACATTGACGATCCACCGCTCGGCCCGCCTTTGAACTCGGTTTCCTTGACCTTGATACGTGTTCCCAAGAAGTCGCGCTGCGCGTTCGCATGATGGCGCAGGCCCTTGTACTCCTTGCGTTGTGCCGAGCTTGAACTGCCGAAGGCACCAGTGAAGATCACACCACCCGCAGCGCTGATCGTGTTGATCTTGGTATCGCCAGCACCCGCGCTACCGTCCGGCAAGCTACTGAGCGGGTCGGTGTACGTCCCATCTCCGACCTTCAGCTCATCACCGGCAGACATCTGCGTGTAGGCAAAGGCTGGCGTGAGCCAAGCATTTCCGTCGCCCGGCCCAAGGCCGTCGTTGGAATTGCTGCCACCCTTGGTGACGTAGTAGGTGGTCATGCTGGCGGTATGGAAATTGCACAGAGCCCAGACCAAGACTCGTCTTCTGAATTACAGACCTGCGTTGAACCAGTCGCCACGATATACGAGAGCTTGGCCCCCTCACCATTATTCGCATGCGTTTGCGATGATGTCCATCCAGCAGATGTGCTCGGTGGCGTCCCAAAACGCATATCCATTTTCAGCACCAGATCATCTGTCGCCGTAGTAAGGGTCACACTCAATGCCGCAGTTCCGTCTCCCACCTGACCGTCAGCATCCCTCCATGCGGTGGTGCTACCGCCTTTCACATAAGCGACGATACAAGTTGACCCCTCGACTGGCGCTGTATCCCATGCCACGTCCAATGTTTGACTGCCAGTTGACGGGTTATACCAAGCCGTTACTCCGACGGCAGGAGCATCAGCAGCCCCAGTCGGCACTTCAAAGAGTTCGTCAGGAGATGCTGAATTCAATGTTGCAGATAACAATCCGTGTCCATCTGGATTGACGTAATAAGCCCAGAACATATAAACCGCAGTTGCATCACTTGGAATCGTAATACTCTGTCCTGCGGGATCAGCGCCGGAAGCCCACGTTACCGCCGTTGGAGTGCCGGTAAGTTCAGGCAAGCCACCACCAGCCGCAGGCGCGAAGTCACCACCAGAACCAAATATCATGACGTGCTTACGTGACATCACGCCTCCAATGGCACACGCGAGGGGCCGAGTGGCCCCTCGCTACCATGCCACTCGGCCTTACTCGGTAATTTCGGCCGAGACGTGGTGCAGCATCGACGCGACGCCCGCCACGCTGTTGATGTTCAGCTCGTCCGAGCCGCCACCTTCCACGTGAATGCACGAGTCCGCGTCGCGCGCGACCCATCCGCCCGGCCCAGCCGCACCGCAGCCGAACGCGAGTTGGTACGCGCCCGACACGGTTCCCGGCGTGATCGCCGTCACTTTGTCAGCGGCGGTCGTCGAGGCCGTGGTGCCGACCCTGCGCGGGGCAGGCGTGATCGCCGTGCCGCCCGTGCCAGCGGTCGTCCAGCGCCGCACGCGATAGCCGATGCCGGTGATCGCGGTCAGCCCTGCACCGCGACCCTGAACGTAAAGCGCCTGCAAGTCGAAGCCGCGCGTGGCTTGGCGAAGAACCAGTGTCGGGTCTTCGGTGTTCGGCGTCGCGTGGGTCGCGTAAGGGGTCGCCGGGGCTCCCTCAACTCCATAGGCAAATGGCATGGTCTTTTCTCCTAGCGCCCCTGTTTGAGAAGCGTGGCGAGCGGCGAGGCATCCGCTTCCACGACTGCACGAAGTTCTTGCTCGGACAGGTAGCGACCGTAGGTCGCCATCTGCTCCTGCTTGACTTTTTCAAAGAACACTTCATCCGGCATCAGCATCAGGCCGGCAATCGCACCATGGGTCTCAGCGCACTTGTTGCAGAGGTAGAACAGGAAGTTCATGTTCTCCTCGGGGCAGTGGCCGCCCTGCGCACCGCAGTTCGCGCAGAAAATCGGGATCCACGTACCGCCGGGCCCGTGAATCATGCCCTTCGGGGTGTGCGGGGTCTTGAGCCTGCTATCGGGCAGGATGTTGTTCATTGCAAGACCCTCGAGGTTCCGCCGATCGGCAAGCCGTCCTTGTCGAGTTCCACTTCGATGCGACGCGGGGCCGCGTTGCTCTGGGCCATGCGCTCCATGGATTCTCCGAGCTTCTCGAGCACCGCACCAAGCTGGGCAAGCACGTTCTGCTGCTGCTCGGTGAGCGCGCGCTGCAGGTCACGAAGCTCGCGAGAGGCGGACTTGTCGGACTCGCGCTCGGCAGTCTCGCGCTCCTTCTCGAGCTGCTGCTCCTCGGTGGCCTTGGCATTGATCTGGGCGAGCTGGATCTTGGTCTCGGCCTCTCGGTCGATCTTGTATCGCGCGAGCTCATCGGCCCTTCTGGCGGCATCGGCATCCGCCTGCGCCTTGGCATTGGCGGCAGCTTCGTCGCGCGCCATCTGCTCGGTTGCCATCTGGTCCGCGCGCGCCTTTTCCTCGAGCGCGCCCTGCGCCTTGACCGCACGCTCCTGATCCCCAGACACAGCCTTGTCACGTTCGGCGGTCAGCGCCTGCATCTGCTCGGCACCCTGCTGCAACTGCGCCTGCAGCTGCTGGATCTGCTGCATGGCCGCCTGCATCTGCTGCCCCGGCGAGTCCTCGTCGACCGGCGGGATCAGCATGTCCACGTCGATCCTCTCCTCGAATCGGCGCACGGTCTCCCTGAGCAGCTCGATCGCTGTGTTGGCCATGTCGATGTTGCCTGTCGCGCGCGCCTCGGTGACGCCCTCGATCGTCTCCTTGATGATCGGCAGGAGCTGCAGCCACTGCTCCTTGTCCTTCAGGCTGTTCGGCTTGCCAGAGGAGCCGGCGCGGATCTTCACGTCCACCATCGAGAAGATCTCCTCGACGGACTCCTCGCCATCTGGCCAGATGGCATTCTGGCCGCACATCTGCTTCACCTCTTCCAGCGTGAAGCAGCGCAGGCCCGTCTCGAGCGCTGAGGTGAACATGTCGCTCATCAGGTCCTCGTTCACGTCCCGGCGTTCCTCGGACCTCGAGCCCATCGACTGCGCCATCAGCTCCGCCTCGGTCGCGGTCTTGGGCTTGATCAGGTTCGCCCGGCTCGCATCCGAGATGCCGGCCATCATGTCGATGTCGTTCCTGATGAGCGTCACGTCATAGGCATTCGGGTCGATCTTGGGCGCATCGAGCTGCATCACGTCCTGATTGATCGGGACGGCCGGATTTCCCTCGACGCCGATCCAGTCCCGGTTCATGGAGTTGACCAGAGCATCGATGTCGTTGTCGCTGAGGTTCCCGCCCTTCCTGAACACGCGCCGCGGGACCGCATCCTTCCTTGCGTCTGCGAAGTTGTCGCGCGTCTTGGTGTACTCGTCCTGCAGCCCCATGAGCAGCTCGGGCTCGGAGATGGGACGCCAGCGCCCCTCGAGCAGGTTGAAGCCGAGCACGAAGTACGGGTACCAGCGCTCGGACGCGTACTTGGGCGTCATAGCATCCCGCGTCCAGCGCTCCATGCCCTTCGCCACCGTCCTGATCGTGCCGGACTCGCGATCCCAGATCTCGATCACGCAGACGTACTGGTCGTCCGACGACATGTTCTCCAGAGGCTGGGCCGCCGGCTGCGGCGCTCCCTCCTTGGTCTTCTCGTCGGACCATGGCGTGTTGTACTTGGTCGCCTTCTCCGGGTAGTGGCCGAAGCGCGCGCTGTACTCGCGCACCGTCATGAAGATCTTGTCACCCAGCGCCTTCGATTCCTCGTACTCGTCGAACTCGTTGACCGACGGGTCGAGGATGAGGAAGTTCTCGGACTTCACCCGGTCCAAGGCGAAGCCCTTGTACATCTTGATCTCATTGGAGGACATCAGGCCCTTCAGCTGGGCCCGAAGCTCGTCACGCTTGACGGCCAGCTGCTGCGGGTCGTACTCGCTCTTCAGGTCCTTGGCGAGCGCCTCGATCTGCGCGATGTTGTCCTGCGCGTCCTGAATGCGACGCACTTGGATCGGGTCGCCATTCAACGACTCCTGCAGCGTCATCTTGAGCACGCCGAAGGAGGTGATCAGCGTGGAGCGCACGTTCGCCTTGGCCCGCTTCTTCAGCTTGGCCTCGTCGATCACCACCTCGTTCAGGAATTGTTCCGCCGTCTGGCAGAAGCCCTTCACCATCTTCAGCCGGTCTGGCGGGCAGCCCTTGGACGGCGAGACAGAGACCTCTGGGTTCTTGGCGTAGATCTGTGGAACGATCGTCGCTATCGTGGCGAACACGAGGTTCGTGCGCTCGTACTTTGCGCCGGCCTCCGTGACCCTCACGCCAGCCGCGTACTGGCGCATGGTCTGCAGCTCACGGAAGAAGGCTTCGTTGTCGCGCTCGGCGCGCGCGACCCGGGCGAGCCAGTGCTTTACAGCTGAGCGCTCGTCCTCGCTCGGCTCGTAATCGTCGCGCCTCGGGTCAGTGGAGGCCGACCCGGGTCGGGCTTTCGTCTTTGACGATTCTTGCCTTGCCACGGCTCACCTCGGGGTGGCTGAGAATGGGCACGCCCAGAATCATGGCCACCAGCTCCTCGTTCTTGGGCTCGTCACGATCGAGCAGGGGCAGCTTGGTGCCGGTGCCGTTCAGCTCGTCCTTGACCGAGTTCTTGTCGTACTCGGACAGCACTACAGCCCGCACCGAGATGCCCGCACGGCGCAGGTCCTCGATCATTTCACGAAGACCTGCGACCGTGAGGGTGGGCTCGAATGCGGGCACCCGTCAGGCGACGAGCACGCAGTTCGCGCCGCCCGAGGTGTAGGCCGAGCAGCGGAAGCGCATGTAGGCCGCGAGCTCCACCTCGACACAGATGCCGATGCCCGCGCTGGCCGCCGGGATCGCCACAGCACCGGAGGGAAGTGCGGTCGCGTAGGTGACGTGGTCCGGCGAGCCCTCCACCAGCACCGTGCCGACCAGCACCGCAGCGCCGGGCGTGTTGCCGATGTGCGCGGACGCACGGTGGCGCTGCAGGAAGGGCGTGGTGTCCATCACTGAGGCCACGGACGCGGTGCCGCCGAAGGTGCCGTTGCCCACCGAGCCTAGCAGCTGGTAGGTCGTGTCGGTCACGCGCTTCACGCTCCACGTGCCGTTCATGGCGGTCAGGCCGGTCACGCCGGAGATGATGATGCGGTCGTCGTCCTTCAGCCGGTGACCGGCGGTGACGGTGGCGACGATGGGGGTGGCGTTGGTACCGCCGGTGATCAGGATGCCGGCCGCCGCGGAGGCGACCGAACCGAGGGACAGCACCTTGTTGCTCATGACTTTCTCTCCTTGCGACAGAGATAGCCCCTGTCAGGCCGCAGGAAGGTCACGATCCTGCTGCGTGCGCCAGCTGGGGCGGATGATACGTCACCCGGGCCCGGCGTCAACTGGCTCACCACTTCCACGGCAGGCCGCCGATCACGTGGGCGAGCATGGAGCGCATCTTCGGGTCCGTCTTGAGGGTGCCGTCGCCGCGCGCTCTCGAGCCGCCAGCGTCATGCTCGAGGCCTGCATTCACCGGCCCCTGATCCACAGCGTGCTGCAGCCTGAACTCCTCCTCCAAGAGCTCGATCGTGGAGGCGACACCGTCCTTGGCGAGCCTGAAGGCCTGCTCGAAGTTGCGGCCCTGAACGAGGATGCACTCGCCGGCAAAGAGCGCGCCCTTCACCGCGTTCCCGTCGAGCACACCATCCAGCGAGAAGAGCCAGACCTTGTTGCGCGCTCTCGAGTCACCCGGCAGGCGAAGCTCCTTCTCGAGCCGGGGCTTCACGTCCTTCATGCGGTAGAGCTCGTCGGCGCTGAGGATGCGCCTGACTGCGGCAAGGTCAGTGCGCGCGCTAGCGATCGCAAGCTCCGCAGCGCCCGCCTGCTGGTCCTCCTGCCCCGGGACGATGATCATCCCCGGTCGATGTTGTAGCTCGGCCTCTTCCATGGCTTTCCTTTCCAGCCCTGCTGCTCCAGCCACGGGATCGTACCCGGTTTCGGGCCCGTCTCCTCCGGCCTTGGCTCGAGCTTCCTCCTCGGCCTGCTCATGCAGCCGTAGCGCAAGCCGTCAGGAGGATGGTCCTCGCCGTCGGTGTCCGCGTCCTCCGGCTTCAATTCATCGTGCTGCAGCGACTCGAGCGTGGTGATCAGCTCCGGGCAGGTCTCGAAGATGTAGATGAGCGGCCGGTCGTCACCCTCGTCTCCGTGCAGCCTCATCCTGATCTGGTCCCAGCCGGGGAGCCTTCGCTTGTCCGCCGGCCTCAGGTTCAGCTTCCTCGGGCCGTGCCTCACCTTGCTCGCTGCTTCCGCAAGGCTCGGGCCTCCGTCCTCGTCGAACATGGAGGCGTCGACCACGTCGTAGTCGATCGTCTCCTTGGACGATCTTATGATCACCCCGCGCGCCCACTTCGTGGCAGGGATCTTGACGCCCACGTTCCTCTGCTTTCCGTCCCAGCCGTACCACTCGCGGTACACGATGATCGAGCCACGCGGGATGGTGATCGGACTTCCCACCGACGTCGTCGACCTCATGTCGTCCTGAGCGACCGCTCCCCAGCCGGTCCAGAAGGGCTTTGCCGAGCCCCAGTCGGACATGGTGAAGCGTGACCATTCGGCCGGCAGCTCGAGAGGCTTGATGACGTGCCTTCCCCTCGAGAACTCCGGGAAGAAGCCACCAGCGAGCACGTTCCAGTCGCCCGCCTCCATCGCCTTCACGAGGTTCGGGTCGAGCAGGCCTCGAGTCCTCGTCACGTATTCAGGGTCCTCTGCCATCCCGATCGGGTTGTCCTGCATGAGCGCCGGGATGAACTGCCTCTGCATCGCGCCCTCGGTGTCGGGCGTCTTCCAGATCTGGAAGGAGCGCATTGCGTCCACGAACGAGCGCTTGACCCACGCGTGCCCGATGTTGCCCGGGTTGGATCCGCACAGCACACGAGGGAACCAGTCCCACTCGTTCACCTTCCCGTGCGGCCCGATCTCACCCTTGCGGTACTTGACCGGGTAGGAGTCGAGATACTTGCCCGTCCCCGGGTCTCGCTTGATGCCCACCATGCGCGTGCGGAACCTGAGGTAGCGGTAGATCACCTCGGTGAAGGTGGTGAGCTCGTCCACGATGAGAACGTGGATCTCCGCCCCGTGGTACTTGAAGCGATGCGCCTCGTCCTTGCAGTGGCACAGGAAGATCTTCGAGCCGTTCCAGAAGCGGATCTCGGTCTCGACGATGCGCGCGAGCCCTGCGTTCACCCACGGCGCGAGCATGTTGCGAAAGCCGTGAGGACCTTCCATGTGGTTCTTGATCAGGTCATCTTCCACCCGGCGGAAGATGTAGACGTTCAGCCCCGGGATCTCGTAGCACCAGCTGATGGCGGCCACGCGCTCGAGGTAGCTCTTGCCACCGAACGCTGCGCCCCCGTACAGGATCTCCGTGGCCGGCGAGAGAAAGGCCTGCAGCTGCTTGGGCTGCAGCGCCAGCCGGAGCTCTACCTGTTGCGCCACCTCAGCTCGCGATCCTGCGCGAGTACTTGACGAGCCAGCGGTGCTTCCACACGATCGGCGCTGCCTTCACGATCGCGCCGTTCTGGACGATGAAGCCGGCGCAGATGTCGCGATAGATCGCTTGGTACAGCCCGTCCGGCATCAGCAGTGATCCCCGCTCGGGTCGAACGTGTCGAGCACGTTGCAGATGCGAAGCGCGATCCACATGCGCCACCTTCGCTCGAGAGGGTTGCCGGCGTAGCGCTTGAGGCGCGCGGTCAGGAGCTCACGCCAGCTGGCCGGCGCGTCGAGGAAGAGCACGCTCGCGAAGAGCACGTTGAAGAGCCAGTCCCAGAGCACGGCGAGGATGACCGGAGGCGCAACCACCACCTTCGCGGTGAGCGGCAGCTCGGGCCACGCGCGCTGCACGCCCATTGTGAAGATGTACAGGTAGAACAGCCCGAGAGCCGCGGCGAGAATGGTGAGTGAGATGATCACGACGTTCTCCTCGAGAAGAAGCGCTTCACGCGATCGGCCGCACGCTTGAGGATGCCGCCATGCTGCGCGCGCTGAGCTTTGCGCTCTGCCTCCTGCTGTGCGCGCTCGACGAGAGCCTGCGCCTTCGCCTTCGCCTCGCGCTTTTCCTTCTGATCCTTCAGCCACCTCATGTGGCGACGCATACGCTGCGCGGCCTTCTTGCTGCTCCACATGGGAAGCCAGCCCTCGGCTACGCCTGCGTTCACGTGCGCAAGCGGCACCATCAGATGCGCCTCGAGCTTCACGCGAGCGGATCCCTGCGGCCTTCGCCGCCGAGCACGGGACGATCGATCGCGCCGACGTGCAAGACGGCGACGCCGTCGTCCGTGTGCCGGTGCTCGCGCATGTGGTGCTTGGTCTGGTACACGACGCCAGTCAGCTGCTGCAGCATCTGCGTGAGCAGTCGCACTTCGTTACGCAAGCGCTCGATGCGCTGCTCGATCGTGAGCTCATCGAAGGTCGGCTCCCTATGTGCGCCCGGATAGTCCGCGAGGCTCTTCGTGCCAAATGATTCGCCAGCATTGCCCATGGTCAGCTCTTCTCCTGAGGTTGTGATGCAACGATGACGAGCGCCGGCACTGCAAGCGGCGTCCCGTCTGGATTCTGGTGCGTGATCCGGTCACCGTAGAGCACGGGCAGGACCTTCGCGACGAGCCATTTCCTCGTGTCCACGCGCAGCTTCTGCCACGCGACCGCGGCACTGTCGACTCGCACCACCTGCTTGTCGTCCGGGTCGAGAGCGCTGAACGCGACGACCGGATCATCATCCGCGAGCTGCATCAGCTCCTCGGACTTCTGCGTCGCGTAGCTCGCGCGCGCTTCCTTGTCGGCCGCCTTCAGCACCTCGCTCGCGCTGATCGAGCGAACGCGCCGGTAGAACGTGACCCAGTCGGGCATCTTCGGGTCGGACTTCAGGATGTTCAGCAACAGCTCGCCCTGAGCGTGACGATGCAGGATCTCTAGGAAGACCTCGTCCGGGTACGCATCCGCTGGGATGCCACCTGAACCGGGCCCGCGTGTGGGTGTGTCGTCCATACCGCAGTGTGCCCTCCTGCCCAGATTCCTGCAACATACTCGAGCTGTTGATACCCGGGGAAGGACTATAGGATGGGGGTTGTCTCGTCTGGTCTGGTATGGTGGGTTGAATGGTTTAATTTGTTGAGGACGTGGTTGAATGCTTACGGACGTCACTGGACGGTTGACATTGCACTCCTCATCTGGATGCGCTGTTGAAGTTGTTGAAGTCAAGATGCTGTTGTGGTAGGGTCCGCCGATCCCGCAATTCACCTCGAGGAGGGCTGTCGTGAAGATTTCGACTCAAGCTGTTCCGATGCCTGCGTTCAGGCCGATCAGGATCATCATCGACATCGACGACCCGAATGAGATGGATGCGGTGGCGCGCGTGCTGATCTTCCGTATCGCAAAGCTGTCCGGCGAGCCAAAGAGGTTGACCGCTCACGAGACCGTAGAGCTGCGCGTGTGCAGCGAGCTGAAGCCAGCATTCGAGAGGGTCTGATCCGTGTACAACAAGCTGTTCGGCTCGATGTTCGACGGGTCTCTCGCCACGCGCGGGCCGTGGGAGGCTCTGGTCACGTTCACCATGATGCTCGGGCTCGCGGACAAGCATGGGCACGTGGACATCACCGCCGAGATGATTGCGAGGCGCACGCTGATCCCGCTCGACGTGATCAAGAAGGGCATCGAGGAGTTGATGAAGCCCGATCCGTACTCGAGAAACCCGGCGCACGATGGCCGCAGGATTCTTCCGCTCAGGGAGAACACGGACTGGGGCTGGCTCATCGCCAACTTCGAGGAGTACCACAAGCTGCGCACGAGCGACGAGCGCGCTGCGTACCAGAGGGGCTACTACCAGACGGTGACCAAGCCGAAGCTGGCTCAACAGTCTCAACCATCTGGGGAGGTTTCACGTGGAACACAGGCCCGTGGAACCACATTCGAGAAGCATCTCGAGCTGGCGCAGGGATCTGGTGAGGATGGGGTGGAGGCCTACGTGGCGCAGATGGCTGGATGGTGCCGGCGCGAGCGCCCGGACTTGGATGCGGCCAAGGTCTTCCTCGCCTTCCGTGATCACTGGCGCGCGAACGCGAACCAGCGCTCGGGCAAGAAGCTCGACTGGGAAGCCGCGTGGCGCAACTGGGTCAGGAAGGAGCCGCCGCCCAAGGGCACGCTCGCCGGCCCCATGCCCAAGGCCGAGAAGCGCACCTGCGACTACTGCGGGGCCCCGAGGGTCGGGGTGACCAACGGCATCAATCACTGCCGTGAGCACGCCAACGAGGCGATGGATGGGATCCAGCCGAGGGCAAGGGCGTGAACAGGCCACCCTACCGTCAGGCGAGAGTGCTCGCCACCCACGTCCTCGTGAACGACGATGGGAAGGTGGTGATGTTCCGCTACTGGGGATCACCGTGGCTGAGGAGCAGGCTCAGGCAGGACGTGCCCTGCTCCTCGTGCTCAAGCCCGCTCGAGAAGGGGCAGTACGCGCACAGGCCGATCGACAACAGCCTCTTCCGTGCTGACCGCCTGTGCATCGAGTGCGTTCAGAAGCTGTGCCAGCTTGAAGGAATCTCCCCATGAAAGAAATCATCGTGCTCTGCAATGTGCCACATAACATCACAGAGGGCAGTTGTGCCTTATGTGAACGCGACCGCGCGCTTGAAGATGCGCGCCGATACAGAACACTGCGGGCTATGGTGGGGGTTCTTAACGTCGAGATAGGGCGCATCACCGGCATTCCAGAACACGCTTTTACGAAAGCAACGCCAGAAGATATTCGCATTTTGTTAGATACGGAACTTGATCGGAAGTTTTATACCGAGAATAAGCCACGCGAACTAGGGGAGGACGAATGACCAAGCAATCAGATACGCCGCTGACGGATGCTGTGCGCCTGTCCTGTCAGTCTCTTGGCGGTCAGTACCTGTCCAGTTCGTGCCACATGGCGCTGAATCACGCAGAACGTCTTGAACGCGAACGCGCCAAGCTCGTGGAGGCGCTGCGTAGCCTAGTCCACGCAAGGCGGGATGGGCACTACCACGGAGAATGGGACAACGCCAATGAATTGCTACAAGAACTCGGGGAGAACGCATGACCAAGCGCACCGCTCGCTAAGGAGCTGGCGCAGATCGAGCAGTCCCGAAGTTCAACCTGAAAGGAGAGAAGCATGGACGAGAAACAGGCAGCCCAGACTGTGGGCGAGATGAGGGAGCAGCGCGCGCGGGATATGTCGGTGCCCGTGATGACCATCAGGGAGGCTGTGGAGCTGGCCCAGTGGCTTCGCAGGACCCCCGACGGGATCATCCCCCAGCACAAGGTCGAGCAGGCTATGGCGGCCCTTCTGGCCGCGCTGGAGGCGAGCCAGTGCTACCTGAAGGCCACCCTCGCCGGTGAGCAGACCTTCGTGCTCAGGCAGCGCGATCGTGCCGCTCCCGCGGCGATCTCGGTCTGGGCGATGGAGGCCCAGAAGCACGGCTGCAGCGACGACAAGACCGCGGAGGCGCACCGCATGGCCGCCAGCTGGGCCATGCAGCCCGACAGCGCCACCAAGTGGCCAGACTGATCCATGAGCGCCGCTCGCTCGAGGGGGACCTGCTCTCCTTCGAGCGGGATGGCGTGCTCTGGCGTCGTGGATCCGCACGACGTGATCACTGGTGCTCGATGGGTCACGAGAGGATCCTCCCGGGCGAGTACCTGTACCGATCGGTGCGAGCTCTCGCCGACCGCGGCAGCAAGCACGCGAACCTGCGCCTGTGCTGGTCCTGCGCCCAGTGGCTCACCGCCCCGGACAGCGATCTAGCCGAGTGCCCCAAGCCGGCGAGCGCGAGATGGATCAGCCCCATCTTGGACAGCGTGAGTGAAGACTCACTTACGAAATCTGCTTAACAGTCACTTAACCTCTTTCGCGTAAGTGGTTGCTTACATTTTTCTATCCATGCTACCGTCGGGCCGTGGTTCGGTGGTCGAGGGCGGTGCCAGCCGCCTCGGAAAGACGGATCTGGTGGGTCGGGCCGGAGCGCTGATACTCCGGCGGTTCTGGGGAAGAGGCCGGAACCTCTCCCGGTGGCGAGGAAGCTGAGGTGGGTGGCCGGGGGTCGTAGAGGGGGTCGGCGGGTGCGTGAGCGCCCTGCAGGCTCGAGCGAGGCGGCCGAGGAAGGTCAGTGACATGTTGGGCCGACGGTGCTGCTGCTCGGAGGGCCGGACCCCCCGGGTTGTTCCCGGTGAGTGGCTTGAAGACCTGTCCCCGGGAGCTACTCGAGAGCGCGTGCTGCTGCATCAGATCGGCCTTGTGTGCCTAGCGTGGCGGCGCGCGCTGCCGAGTAGTGAAGGGTTCCGCCAGCCACCCTCGAGAGCTGGCTCCTCAAGAAGGAGCTCCCCATGGAAGTCAAGAACCTGAGCTTGAAGGGCATCGCCTCCTACGCGATGGCCAACGGGCTGAAGTTGAAGGTGCTCAGCGTCAAGGGCAAGCTGGTCAGGCTCGCCGCGGTCAACGCGATGGGCGAGAAGCTCGCATACGCGAGCGGCTACAGGCTGGAAGGGGGTGCTGCATGATCGCGCGCGACTGGTGGAACCTGATCCTGATCCTGATCGCAGCGCTGATCGCGCAAGGCTCCTCGCTGATTCCCGCCGAGGCAGCCTGCTCCACGGACAGCGAGTGCGTGATGCTCTGCCCGGTCGACGAGATCGACTGCGACGGCGGCCCCGCGCCGGCACTGCTCGAGCTGGGCGGCGGCAAGGTGATGGACAAGAGCGGCACGGTGCGCAGCCCGCACCGGATCTGGATCTGAACCTCAACCTGAAGGAGAAGACGATGGCCAAGAACCTGTTGAAGTCCAAGTACTGGCGCTTCAGCTATGAGGAGAAGCCCAACCTCGGGCTGTGTGCCTACGGCTGGGGCGAGTACCCGCGCGGCTCGGTGCTGGCGGGGCAGCCCATGAAGGTGTTCCTCGAGAGCTTCGAGAGTCTCGAGGCGCTGCTCGCGAAGTACCCCTCGGCCAATGGTGGCGGCCGCTGGGTGGACCCGCAAGTCAACCTGAACCACCTCCCGGGCGAGGATGACCCGGCGGTGGGCGGCATGTGGCCCGACGACCTCGATCTCAAGGCGGCGGACGCGCGCCGGCTGTACTGATCTGAACCTCAACCTGAAGGAGAAGACGATGGCCAAGAACGCATTCGGCAAGTCCCGCAAGCCCGGCAACGCGTACGTGGTGCTCGGGGGCAACGGCTGGAAGTGGGAGATCCTCAAGCTCTACAAGAGCCCCGAGGCGAGCCTGAAGGATCCGTACGCCCGTGCCTTCTGCTACGTGCACGGCATCGAAGCCGAGTACGGCGACGTCTACCTGCGCGAGATCCCGGGCGCGATGGCGTGGCTGAACAGCATGGCGTACGCCGCCAACGCGGCGAAGGCGGCGGCATGATCGAAGTCAGGCTGCACAGCAAGAAAGGGGGCAGCTGATGCCGCACTGCCCGATGTGCAACGGGCCCGGCGCGAAGCTGGGCAACCTCGGTTGGATGCACTGGTTCCGGTGCATCGACTGCGGGTGGGACTTCTCGATCCCGAGCGACGCGCTCGCCGAGGAGCTGGACGACGCAGACTACGACGTGGAGGCCGCATGAAGCTGTACTACGTGACGCTGCAGGAGAAGATGAGAGAGCGCGAGCATAAGCGCTGGCAGCACAAGCTGGTCGTGATGGCCGAGAGCGATGTGGGCGCTATCGCCGCCGCGCGCGATGCGGACCCGCACTACTTCAACAACCTGCACTGGTGTCAGGTGGAAGAGGTGGGGCGCGATGCCGTGAAGCTGAACATGGTGAAGGTGCCGGCATGAAGAACCCGACGAGAACACCGCTGCCGTTCAAGTCTGAGTTTGGCGAAGGCCGCGCCCACATTGTTAGCGATGGGCAAGACATTGCGACCATCTGCCGGATGCACGGCGACAAGTCGGCGCAGATGGAATTTGACCTCGCCGCCTACATCGCCCACGCCTGCAACGCCTACCCGCGATTAGTGTCCGCTTTGCGTGACGCACGCATGCGCCTTTGGCAATGGGATTCGCACCCATCGTCGAGAGCCGTCCCAGAGATCGATGCCCTTCTGCGCGAACTGGGCGAGGAGTAGACCATGAGCCTGTACGACAGGATCCGCTCGCCGGATCCGTACGTGCGCCTGTTCGCGCTGCTCGAGGTGGCGCAGATGCGGCAGAAGGCCGCAATGGCGGATGAGCTGGCCAACGCGCTGCAGTCCCAGCTGCAGGACGTGGTCGAGCTGCGCGCGAAGCTGCCGATCGAAAAGTGCGGGCCGGCGGACAGGTGGCATGCCGCCTGTTCCGTGCTCGTTAAGTTCAACCTGACCAAGGAGGTGTGACCATGCTGAAGATGTCCGAACTGCGCGCCCGCGTGCGCGAGGATGTGCTGCGCCACAAGCGTGAAGCGTCGATGTGCGGCAAGAACGCGCGCATCGGCCTGAAGGAGCTGTCCAAGCTGCTGCCGGCGATCAAGCGTGCCAAGCTCTACCCCAGCATCTTCGCCGGGGTGAGCGGGCGCGTCTACGTGTCCGTCAGCTACCCCGTCAAGTCGTTCAAGGATCCCGGGCTGGTGCGCCTGCTCGAGAGCGCGATCAACGTGCTCGGCGAGAGCGGGATCGCTTCGCAGGACTACGCCGACATGGGCCTGCGCGAGTACAAGATCAACGGTGCGCAGTGCCGGCTCGAGGTGAACGCGAGGCTGGACGGCGAAGGCACCCCGCTCTGCCGCCGCATCAAGGTCGGCGAGGAGAGGGTCGTTGTCGAGAAGTACGAGTTCCGCTGCGACTGACGGAGGTGACTGTGGCGATGACGAAGAAGTACTACGAGCTGGTGGCGAGCGCCTTCGCAGAACAGATGGAGCTCAAGGCGGATCCCAAGAGGGTGGAGATGATGAAGATCCTCGCCTTCAGCCTCTCGGAGAAGTTTGCGGCCGACAATCCGAGGTTCGACCGTGTGCGCTTCCTCGAGTCGTGCAGGGTGCGGCTATGAGCAGCGGCAACCAGTACATCGGCCGCAAGGCGCGCCTGCTCAGGTGCCTGCACTTGGCGCGCATCTTCCTCGCTGCCGGCATGGTGGAGAACGCGCGCCGGCTGTTGAAGACCTATCGCAACCAGTACCGACTGGCCCCGGCGAGCACCAAGCGTCGGTGGCGCAGCGGCAACTGAAAGGAGGTGTATATGCACTACGAGAAGCGAAGCGTGGAGCGCCAGCGCGTGCGCCACGGGCAGATCGAGCACGAGTTCTATGGCCCGCCCCGGTGGGTCAGCGAGCAGATCTCGGCGCTGCTCAAGGCGAAGCCCTACGAGGGCTACGGCACGCGCATCGTGCGCGACGAGATGGACGGGATGCGGAACCGGCTCGTCGTGCTCAAGCGCAGCGCGAGCTGCGAATGAGTTACCCGTCCATGGAGCAGGTGGAGGCGGCGAGCCACGAGCAGCTGTGCCGCTGGTGGCGATTCCTCCCGAGCCCGGGCTACGAGCAGTTGGGCGAGCCCGACTTCGAGCAGGTGCTCGAGGAGGAGGCCGCCGTCATGAACCGAATCGACGCCCGGCTGAAGGAGCTGGGTGGATTCACTCCCGAGATCAGCAAGCTGATCGGCTGGGAGAAACCATGGAGGTGAGCATGGCACTGAAGGTAGTGTACGCCGAGGGCAAGCACCGCATCGACACGGAACGCAAGCTGATCAACCTCGTCATCCGCGCAGTGCAGTCCGGTCGTCTGTTGGACATGACGATCTACGACGACCGCGGCGGCAATGGCGGGTTCGTGGTTCGCCTGCGGTCCATCGACGGCGCGCCGCTCTGATGGCGACGAAGAGCATTCGCCCGGTGACGCGCGAGTCCAGCGCGTTCGTCCGGGAGCGAGGGTTGCGGCCGCTCATGGTCACGATCCACGACAGCCTTCTCCTGCTGCGCCCGAAAGGGCTGCGGCGCGAGGAGGTACTGGACTTGAGTGCCGCCTACAGCGTGGCGGTGAAGACGCGGGTGCAGCGCGAGCGATGGGAGCGAGCGCAGGCCCGCAAGGCAAAGCGGAAAGGAGGTTGATAGCATGGAAGTCAAGTCGAACCGTGAGCGCGTCATTCAGGCGCTGAAGGAATCGCCGCAGCCGATGGGCCTGCGTGACGTCATGGCCGCGACTGGTCTGCGGCGCGCGGTGGTGACGGGGTGCTTGTACCGTCTGCGCGACGTGGGTTGTGTCGAGGTGCAGCTGACGCAGGCGGGCTATTCCCAGTTCAAGTTCACCGGGAAGGAAGACCGCAGCAACACGCGCATCCTGCAGAGCCCGCGCAAACGTCCGCGCAAGTCGAAAGACAACGACATGGGCGTGGAGCTGATGGTGCGGGTGCTGGACTCGAAGGGCCAGATCCTCGAGCTGACGCTGGCTCAGGCCCTCGAGGTGGAGAAGCAGCTGTCGGCGCTGCGCAAGCAGATCGGCGCTGCACTCTAGTAGGCGTGGCACCCGGGCGGGCATCCGCTCGCCCGGGAATCTTTCAAGGAGCAACGCATGAAACAGGGTATGAGCATCACCGATCTGGCCAAGGAGCTGGAGCGGCAGGCGAAGGCGAAGCGCGACTACGTGGCCAACACCACGGCGCTCGCGCTCGCGGACGACGCCAAGACGATCGGCGTGCAGGGCAACGGCAACTACGTGCTGGGCGAGCACGCCCGGCGGCAGCTCGCCGACAAGCTGGGCATTCCCTTCGCGTACTTCGACCGCATGAGCGGCGCGCACCCGGACATCATCGCCCGGGACGTGAACGCGCTCTTCCAGCGCGAGCCGGCCACGCACATGGTGCGGACGCTGGATGGCAAGGTCCGCGCGTTCCTGTCCGATCGCTACCGCCCGCTCGACAACTTCGACTTCGCGGACGCGGTGCTGCCGGTGCTCACCGAGGCCGGCGTCGTGGTCGAGAGCTGCAACGTGACCGAAACCAAGCTCTACATCAAGTTGCGGATGCCGTGGCTCGATCGCGAGCTGCCGGTCCCGGAGGGCCTGAAGATGGGTCAGGGGCACAACTGGTTCGTGCGCAAGATCGAGGCCGCGCTCACTCTGTCCAACTCCGAAGTCGGCGCGGGCGCGCTGTCGATCAGCCCGGGGATCTTCGAGAAGATGTGCACCAACCTCTCGGTCTTCAAAGACGAGGGCTTCGGCCGGATGCACATCGGCAAGAAGAACGTTAACGAGGACGACGATATCGTGAAGTACCTGAGCAACGAGGCGCGCACGGCGGACGATCGCGCGGTGTGGCTGAAGGTGCGCGACGTGGTCAAGGCGGCGATGGATGGACGGGTCATGGACTCGATCGTCGAGCGCCTGAACGCGGCGCGTGGCGACATCATCACCGGCGACCCGGTCAAGGTGGTGGAAGTCTTCTCCAAGAAGCAGGGCCTCAACGAGTCCGAGAAGGGCGGCCTGCTGCGCCACCTCGTGGGCTCTGGCGAGATGTCCCGCTACGGTCTGCAGTGGGCCGTGACGCGCCTCGCCGGTGACGTCGAGAGCTACGATCGCGCGAGCGAGCTGGAGCGCCTCGGCGGGCAGGTGATCGAGCTGGCGGCCAACGACTGGAAGGTCTTGGCCGAAGCGGCGTGAGGTAGCACCCGGGCCCGGTCATTCGGGCCCGGTTTTTTCAGGAGGTGTCATGGAAGATCTGATGCAACAAGCGAAGCAGATGCAGGCCCTCGTCAACAGCGGCGACGCGTGGCGTCTCGAGGGCAGCGTCGGTCGTGCCTGCATGGCGGCGCTCGAGAGTGGGGACATCATGCTCGGGCCCGAAGGCGTGAAAGACTACTGGGGCAACTACGTGCCCAGCAGGTACGAGGTGAAGGCCGGCACCAAGGGCAGCCGCGAGCTGGTCGTGCAATCCCACGGGGAGGAGTACGCTCTCGAGCTGGAGGCTGCATGAACTTCGAGGACAAGCTGATCAAGGCGGTGCTCGAGGAGCGCACCGCGCTCATCGCTGCGCATGGTGAGCCGGCGGTGAAGATCGCGGCCCTGCTCTCTCAGGGAACGACCATCGCCCAGCTTCTGGCCGGCGCGGACAGGAACAACCTCGAGGAGGTGAAGGCGAAGGCGATCGAGCATCTGCTATCCCTGACGAAGAGCATGACGGGATGGCTGTGCGACATCACCAACTGCAACTCCGCCAACGTCATCGAGATCGCCAAGAAGATCGACGCGTCAGCGGAACGATTCGCCGAGGAGGCGATGAGAAGGACGTTCCAAGTGATCGACGGCGGCAAGTCAGGCAAGCACTAGAGCTGCCAGATCTTCACCTCAGCGGAGCCAAGACGGTCACGGGGCGGGAACTTCACCGCCCCGATGGCCACCACCTGCGAATCATCAATCCACGCCACACCGTTCATCGCGTCAAGCAGGATCTTGAGCGCGTTGTCCACGTCACGCTTCTGTCCATCGGCAGGCTGAAAGAGGTTCACCATGATCGTGACCGGTCCCGTCAGCCTGATCCCTCCCGAGGCCTTGTAGGCCCACCCAGCATCGACCGCCCACTTCTTGGCCGACGCTGTCTTCCTCACCCCACCGTTCACCTTCGACCTGTAGATCCTGTTCAGGCTCGGCGGGTACGGCAGGGTGAACGTCACCTTGGGTGCACCCAGCACTCTATCTTGCCACCCAGTACTTCCCCCTCTCCATCCAGCTTGTGCTGTAGAAGCACCGCTCTCTCCCCGTAGACCGGCCTTCCATGCATCCACATCACGCATGGGAGTACGTCATCAGGCGGTCTGCCAATTCCGGCGAGAAAGGCTCCAGCAAAAACGCCGAGCGCGAAAAAAAGACCACTGGTTCCACGTCCTGCTCGTCTCCCCTGTCTTTCCTCCCTCCGATCCCGGGCTCCATCCTCACGCTTCTGAGATCGCATACCCCCACCTCCCTCTTGTCGGTCCATGCAACAACCAGCACGGGCATGAAGGCGCTCGTCGCTGCCATCACGAGCATCGTGGTCGCCTTGTGCAGCGACAGCATGTACCGATCGTATGCTCTCTGCCGGATCTTCACCTCTACCAGCCAGTGCTCGCGCACGTTCTCACCCATCGGCTGGAACACCCAGTCGCATGGGTAGTACCGTGGCGTGCGGTGCGGGATCATCAGCCGCGGCGTTGCAACAGCGAGAGCAACCTCGCGCTCTCGAGCGCGATCGGCGCTCGTCTCGTAGGATGGTCTCACTGGCGCAGCCTGATGGACATGCCGAGGGCGTCGGCCACCTCCAGCACCTTGGAGAACCGCGGCTCCTTGTCCTGACCGGCGGCGAATGCAACGATCCACCTGTAGGTCATCGGCGTGTTCGCGTTCAACTCGAGCACCTTGCGCAGGACCGCAGCGTAGGCACCGTTCTGGCGCAGCTTGTTCCTCACCGTGTTGGTGATGTGCGCGACCTCCTCTGGCCGGGTTTGCATTTTCCTGTCCGTCTGCGATAGAATCCTAACCCTACGTCCACGGAGGAGGACCTGTCAATGCCACTGACTTTGGAGCAGCTGAAGGCGAGGATGGCCGGCATCGGAGGTAGCGATGCAGCTGCTGTGCTTGGCCTGCGCAGCGCTCGCTGCACAGCTCTCGAGGTGTACAGGTCCAAGGTGCAGGAGCCGGTCCCGGAAGAAGCCCCGGATGGGCCGCGCGTGTGGGGCAACCTGCTCGAGGATGCGATCGCCAAGCACTACGCGAAGCAGCACGATCTCATGCTCTTCACTCCCGGCACGATGGTGCGGGCTGGAATGCCAGCAGTCGCGACCGTCGACAGGATTGTCGACATGGGCTCGAGGCCGCTCGACCCGGAGCGCGCGCTGGAGATCAAGACGTCGGATCGTTCGCTCGCGTGGCGCTGGGGCCCGTCTGGCGGTGACCATCTGCCAGAAGAGTACTGGGTGCAGGTGCAGCACTACTACGCTGTCATCCCGACGCTGGTGCGTATCGACGTCGCCTGCCTGATCGGCGGCAACGACTACCGCGAGTACAAGGTCTCGAAGGACGAGAGCTTCTGTCGTGATCTGCTCGAGGCCGAGCGCGCATGGTGGGAGCGGCATGTGATCCCTCGGTTTCCTCCAGATGCGACCGAGGCAGATCTTCCAACCCTGAAGAAGCTCTACCCCGGCACCGACGGCAGTACGATCGAGCTTCCTGTTGCAGCTCAAGCGTGGCACGCTGTTCGTGAGGATGCCATGGCCCAGATCAGAGACCTGAATACCGTGAGCGATGTCGCCATGGCGAACATCCTGCGCGCGATGGGCAACGCAGCGATCGGCCTGCTTCCCGGTGGTGTGCGCTACGAGAGAAAGCTGATCAAGAAGAAGGCGTACAGCGTCGGTGACGTCGAGTACATGGACACGCGGTCCATCAAGGGCCGCGCGCGCCAATGAGCGAGCGCGAGCAGAGGGCGGTGGAATTGCTGCGTCAAGCGCATTGTCCTAATTGCGATGGTAGCGGCGTGTACGCAGTCCATCATCCGACTACCGGAGAGGCTATGCCAGAGCAGTGCCAATGGTGCTGGGAGCGCGATTCTATCCTCGGAGACCACCATGCCTAAGCGCAAGCGGCTGTTCGCTATACAAGCGTATGGCACCTACGGTGGTGGGTGGGCATTAGTGTTCGCGGTGGATGAGGCGAGAGCAAGGAAAATAGCTTCTACGATTAAAGATTCAATTTGGTTTACGAGATACGACGACCCTAGCGAAGTCGTTGAGTTGGCCCTCGATGGAGAGGGCCTGCTTTATCACTATGAAACTGGCGAATAACGCCGCCCGGAGGCTCCATGCCCGCTAACCCCATGACCGCGAGAGAGGCCGTGCTGAAGGCGGCGGAGATTGCTCGGCAGACAGCTCGTTGTCCGCGTAATGCCGTCGGTGTTGCGCGTGACGAGACATCTGGCTGGTTCAGCGCCGATCAGTACCGCGAAGAAGGCGCAGATGCTGTCGCTGATGCTCTCAGCGCCTTTGCAGACACCCTCCCCGAAGGGCCGCAGACAGAGCGAGACGCGGTGGTGCCGGAGGGGTGCATCGAGTGTATGCATGAAGCGTCCGACATTCTTGAAGGGGTACGTCCGATGCGTGGTCCAATCGTGGACGAACTGTGGGGCTTCTCGCTTATGCTGCGCGACCTCGCCGCCGCCCCTGCCGCAGCCATGTCCGCCGACAGCGACCGGGCGAAGCTGGAAGAAGGGCCGCAGACAGAGCGAGACGCGGCTAGGTACAGGTGGCTGCAACGGCGCGTCGATATTTATGGCTTCCTAAACATGCCAGATGACATACTGGATGCTTTCTACGACTTCGATGGCAACAAGCTGGATCAGGCCATCGACGCAGCCATGTCCGCCGACAGCGACCGGGCGAAGCTGGAAGAAGGGCCGCAGGCAGAGCGAGACGCGGCCAAGGGAATCAAGGAACTCGACCTCGACGGACTTGAGCTAACTCCGGGGACAACGCTCATAGGCAAGGCCACGAAACATGACGGCGAGTGGCGCTGCTTAGCGAATTGGCATGGCTCTATGGTCGTTGTGGCGCTGAACATTACTGCCGCCGACAGCGACCGGGCGAAGAACAAGTGAAGCCGGTTCCTGCTGGCCTGACATTCGAGCAAGCGCTGCTGCGCGGCTATATCGGCCGCATCGAGCATCGCGGCTACCGCGAGTGGATCAAGACGCTGCCATGCGACACGTGCGGTCGCGCCGGGCCGAGCGATCCGAGCCACTTCAACGGCTTCAAAGGCATGGGCACCAAGTCGCCTGACTGGTGGTGCATTCCGCAGTGCCGCAGGTGCCACGAGGAGTACGAGCGCTATGGCGACGCGCTCTGGCGCGCGAATGGGACCTTCGTGGCGCGCGCCGCGCTGTACCTGCTGCGCGCGATCGTCGAAGGTAAACTGATCTGGAAAGGAGAGGCACATGGACCAAGAGCAGCAAAGCGCTGAACTGGTGGTGGTGGAACCCTCGGCTCTGGAGGCGCTCAACAGGGCAGAGATCGACACGCTGATCACGACCGCGAAGAGGTACCCGCGCTCGATCACCGAGTTCAGGAAGCGCTGCAACGATCTCGCCACGCTCGATTCCTTCATCGCCGCCGAGTGCACCTACAAGCTCAAGCGTGGCGGCAAGGAGATCGTCGGCCCGACCGCTCGCTTCGCCGAGATCGTCGCTCACAGCTGGGGAAACTGCCGTGCCGGCGCGCGCGTGATCAGCGTTGGAGAGAGGATGATCACCGCGCAAGGCTACTTCGCTGACCTCGAGGCGAACGTGGCCATCCAGTACGAGGTGCAGAGGCGCATCACCAACAAGGACGGCGAGCGCTTCAACGACGACATGATCGGCGTGACCGGCAATGCCGCCTGCTCCATCGCGCTCAGGAACGCTGTCCTGAAGGGCGTTCCCAAGGCGATCTGGAACCCGATGTGGGAGCGCTCGAGGCAGGCCGCGAAGGGCGACATCTCCACGCTGATCGACAGGCGCAACGCGGCATTCGATCAGCTGGCCAAGATGGGCGTGCAGGCCGATCGCGTCTTCAACGCTCTCGGCGTGGGCGGGCCTGCCGACATCGGTCTGGATGAGTTGGTCGAGCTGAACCAGCTGATCACCGCGATCAACGAGGGCGACCAGTCCATCGACGACGCGTTCCCGCAGGTCACCGTCGCCCCTCGCCGGGCGGAGGCCAAGACCGCCGAGAAGAGCGCGAAGGAACTGGCCGCGGAAGCCGCCTGTGGGAAGGAGTAGCGCGAACAACTGCGGCTGGATCATATGCCTCGAGCGCAAGGGCCCGAAGGGTGGTCGCTCGACCGTAGATCTGAGCGGAGTGCTGGTGACGCAGTCCGGCGCGCTGCAGATGTTGGAGCTCCTGCGTAGGCAAGGCCACGACGGTGCGTACGTGGCCGATGCCATGGACAAATCGCGCACCAGAATCACTACCCAAGGATGGATCACATGAGCAAGAGAATCTACGTCGTCGAGGTCAACCTCAGCGTGCTGCACGGCTACGCGCAGGAGGAAGGTGCCAAGCCCGCCACCTTCCGTCGGCTGGTGAATGCCTCCACGCCGGCCGCGGCGGAGCGCGCGATCTACGGCAAGGCGATCAACGCCCGCTACGCCGAGCAGGCGGACCTGCTGGACGTGTCCTCCTCGGACATCGTGCAGGCATGAGCTTCAGGTACGGGCCAGCACCAATGCCGGACGGGGAGGTCCTCGCCCGGCTGTCGGAAGGCTGGACCCTGCGCATGAACAGGGGGGTCCTGTACTTCGGGATCTTCCTGTGCCATGGGCGGGAGAGGCTGGCCATCAATCGGCCATGCTTCAGCCGGCTACGGCAGGCCGGGCTGATCAGGTACGTCAGGCCAGCCACCGCCAAGCTGACTCCGGCCGGTATCAAGGCAGCCGGCGAATGGCGCTCCCAGAACCCAGCCGGAGGCGCAGGAGAGGCGCTGGCCGAACGGGCGGTGGGCTAGACCTTGCCGGCCTTGCGCTCGCTGGAGCGCATCTGGGCCACGCCCAGCAGGGTTCCGAGCACGCCCAACGCTTCCGTGGTGTCCAGAGGCGGCAGGTCCGGCACGTCCGGCACCCCGGCCACCTTCAGGCACCACGGCAGCAGCGCCCTGAGCGCCGGGTAGATCAGGGCCAGACAGACCGCCGCCCAGCCGGCGAATGGACGCCAGCCGCCCTTGAAGATGCCGGCCTGACCGGCCTCGATCTTGTTGACCTCGATCTGGCCCTTGGCGAGCTCTGTCTCGGAGGCGAGCTGTGCCTTGGCCAGATCCACCTCGAGCGCCCTCAGGGCCACCAGCTGCTCACCGGTCATGTTCCCCATGGCCACGGCAGTCTGCT